GGTCAGAAGTTAGCTAAGCAAATGCCAAAGGATGCACCTGCCGAAGTCGTGGAGTGAGATAGATGTCCTGCAGTTTAAAGAGATAAGAGAGCTGTACTCTATTGAGGAGGTATTCGCCAGGGAGGTAGAGATACTCTCAGCTCTTGCAGGTGTCAGCTCAGATGAGCTTGAGGACTTAGATGTGAGTGAGGTCAGTGCAATGCTCAAGGATATTACATTCATTAACTCTGAGCCATCTAAGAACTATAAGAGAGACATTGATAAGTGGAAGGTCAAGCCACTATCTAAGCTGACCTGTGGAGAGTTCATTGACTTAGAGTACTTCTTTGCCAATGACTACATCAAGCACCTCTGTCATATAGCATCTATTCTATACAGGCAACATCACATTGATCAATGGGGAGAGCTTACCTTTGAGCCTTATGAGTTTAGTCCATTTGATAGGCATGAGCTCTTTGATGAGTACTGCATCAATGACATCTATGGTATCATACCTGAGTACCTATCTTTTAGGCAGGACTTCATGGATAAGTATCACCTACTCTTTAATGAGGAGGAGTCTGATGAGGAGGAAGAGGATAAGCCTATGACATCAGAAGAGTCTAAGGCACAAGCTGAGCAAAAGTCTGCTGTAAAGTGGGGATGGGAGAGACTGCTCTACTCACTATGCAATGAGGACTTGACTAAGTTTAAGCAAGTCACTGACCTGCCTCTTATCCTTACCTTTAATATGCTGTCAATGAAAAAAGAGCTTAATCTGTAAAGTCTAACCTTCCTGTGAAGTCTCCACCAATAGGCTCAAATGTGTAGATAATAGATTTTTTCTCACCTAATATATTAGCCACTTGCAAGATAGGATATCTCTCAGTCATCCATTCAGTATATTGAGAGTATATCTCTGTTGTTATACCCTCTGCATCTAACCTATCACTAAGCTGAGCACAGAACTCATAAGGAGGTATCACTCCACCATTCCATAGATTAGCTCCATTATTAAGAAATCCAAAGTAATACATTGCAATAATCTGTATTTCAAGCTCACCTAATGCAGGGATGTTAGCATTGATACGAACTGAATCATACAAAGCACCTGTATCAATAGCTCCTGCCTCAGAGATTAACTGTTGCAAGATGCGTTGTATCTTTCTCCTTGTAGGATACTTGACATTGAATATACCATTATTTGCGTAGCGTGCCATTATTCAAAAGGTGGTGGGGTTGGTTCTGACCATTCAGATGTTTGCATTAAATCAATACATTCTAATTGGTTTAATATCTGTAAAGGAATAACAGTTCCATTTGTAATAAATGAAGGTATATTTTCACTATTCCATTTAATAACAAATTTTGATAAATCTAAAGATTTTCTAACTGTATTTTGATTGCTTTCAATAACCTGAGAAAAATCAATATTAGATAAATCTTCAATCTTAATTATTCCGTATGTGTCCGCTTTGCTTTCCATTATTTATTTATTAAGGTACGTCATTAACAAAATTAGTATTATCCATATTTACCATAGTAGCATTTTTAGATGTGCCTGTACTACCATAATTTATCAATGTTGGTGATGTATCTCCATCTCCCATTCTATACCAAGCAATAGGTGATAATGCTGTTAAGTCATTAGGAACTCCAGCATTATATAAAGCTGTTCTTTCAGTTGAATTTAATATTCTTGAATATACAGATATCTCATCAACATTACCTTTAAATAACCAAGTTGTCCCACTTAAAGAACCTATATTTAAATTACCAGTTAATTCCGTATAATTTAATAATAGCTTATTTGTTATTTCTTGAACGCCATTTATATATACATTGCATATTGTTCCACCAGCATCATATTGACAAGTTTGCAATATATGATGCCAACTACCATTAGATAAATCTGTTGTACTATATGCAGTGCCAGCTTGACCTTGAACTGCAACAAAAGCCCTTTTTAAATTATCTGTATATAGCCTGATTGGTGAGCTATTTGGAAATAACTGAACGTAAACACTTAAAGGTTGATAATCTGTAAATGTAGCTAATCCTGTTTTTGTCATTTTAACCCAACAAGACAAACTAATATTTGGATATGCTGATTTTGCTAAACTTAATGTTGTTGTAGCATATTCATCAACCCTATCAAAAGTTGTGCTTTTTGTATTGGTGAATGCTGAAATTGGTGTTATCGTGTTTGACGTTGCACTTGCTGAACCTGCTCCATTTGTAGCCGTTACTTGACACGTAATTGATTGACCTACGTCCGCCGTTACTAATAAATAAGTTGAATTTGTTGCGCTTCCGATATTACTACCGTTTCTTTTCCATTGGTAAGCATAAGTAATTGTAGGCGTTCCGGTCCAAGTACCTGTTGAACAAGTTACTGTTTGACCTTCCTGTGCTGTTCCTGTTATAGCAGGAGCAACAGTGTTGACAGGAGGAACTCCTCCACTTACTTCCCAAGCTGTGCGTAAAAAAACGCTGTTACCATAGCCAATCATTATGCAAGTATTAGCAATGCACTTCCAGATGTTAACTTAACTCCACTGAATTGTTGAGCCGCTGTAGCTCTGATGATAGTACCTGCTTTCACAGCTGTTGCCGGTGCAGCAATATAAGTTGACTTAACATCTACACCTGCTATCTTAATAACATTAAACACAGTATCCTCAAGTACTACAATAGCATTGACATCTACTGTTTTCTCTGTTGTGTTATTAAGTACAAAAGTTCCTTTCTTAGCTATTAAGATTTCATTATCTGTTGCCATTTTTAATATGTTTTATTTAAAGTGAATATTTCCGAGTATATAGAGTCGCCAGTGTTGGTCTGACCCCACTGAGCTGTGATTGATAATGTGTTGCTTATGGTTGTATCAAAACCTGTTGTTGTCTCAGTGCTAAAGTTAGTGCCCTCAAAGTTAGTAGAGGCATTCTTTGTGTACATGAAAGTGCCTCCAGTTGCTATTGATGCAACACCTGATGCACCCAATGTTCTTACAGTAAAGTACACTTCTAACTTCCAATGCCTATCTGTTGTTGCTGCCATTGTGATTGATCCTGTTGTTGCCAATACAACACTGCCAGACTTTATCCTTATAGTCAAGGTATGGTTATTCACTGATGAGATATATCCTGTGAGTATAGCATGGAAGCTATCACCTACCTTGAAGCCATTAGCAGGAACAGTTAATGTGCCCACACCTCCATCAAGTAGAGAGGTCTCAGTAGTTGTGTAGGTGACAGGTGTGCTTGATGCTGTCTGAGTGTACAGTCCATAAGAGCCTGCAGAAATTATCTGCTGACCTGTGATAGAACGTGTCTCATATCCTGAGCCTGTATCAACACTTACCTCCATCAAATCTGTAGGATCAAGTTCTGACCCCTTCGGAGTCATCTGAGATATTTTCTGCCTATTGATAGCCATACCTATATTGTACTTAAGTTACTCTTCTGTTATAATTGGCACTTGACAATCTGTCCAATTACTGATATCAACATCTAAGGTCATGACCCACCCTGCAGCATAGTCAAGTATCTGATTATTCAATGGAGTAATGGCAGGAGAGCCTATCACATCAAAGCTATAATCATCACTAAAATTAAAATAGTTAACTAAGTCAACAAGTATCTGATGACAATCTGAGAGTATTACAGTGATGTTAGCTCTATCCTTCTGAATGATGTCCAAGCAAGTTATCTCTAAACTTATTGTATTAGTGTTCTCAGTTGCTATAGCTGTGATAGGTGCTATAAACACAATAGGATACTTCTCATCCTTTGTGGCAAAGTTAGGCATCTGCTCTGCAAAGTCACTACCTACTTTCTTAACTTGTAGATGTGCGTTATAGAATGCCTCTATCTTATTGATTAGTGCTTGATAACTTGTCATAATTCTGCGTTCTTTTGTATCTTATTAATTCTATTCTGAGTGTTAGTCATCTCAGTCTCACTCACTACAGCTGTGACTGTGATGTTGTTACCGCCCTCTTGATTAGGGTTGCCTACGTTGTTGAGTTGATTAGCTGATCCAAACAAGCTCACATTAGGAGTTGCCATTCCACCTGTTGATGTCTGAGCCTCGAATCCTCCTGTAGGTATATCAGGTGCAGTAGGTGCTCCACCTCCACCCTCAAACTGAGCAGAGGCTATCTTACCAATGTTCACAACAGATGCAATACCTGCAGATGCAAGAGCAGCTGCCATAGCAAACCCTCCATCAAATTTAGGATACTGTGCCAAGATGGAAGTGATAGCCTTAGCACCATCAATGACTGCCATCCCTAAGTTGAAAGCCTTTTGTATAGCGAACTCTTGACGAGCTGCCTTCTCAGCCTCCTTAGTTCCTTCCTTGAGTTTACGCTTTCTAAATGAAAAGAACATCTCAGTTAATTGCTGAGTAGCTTGCAAGCCCATTGTGGTATATTCAAGTGAGTCTGATACTTGCTTAGCATTGATAGCGTTAATCTTAGCTGTTGACTCCTCCTCTGCCACAATCTTAGCCTGTCTATATTTCTCCTCAATGGCTGCCTTTTGCTCCTCTGTTAAATCTTTATTCTCAAGCTCAAGAGCTTTCTGTTTCTCAAGGTTAGTCAATGTACTCTCGAGTAAGTTCTCTTGTAGTGACCTCTGTTGGTCAACAGTTCCTTTGAATCTTTCAGCATCAAACTTAGCCGCATCAAGAGCAGTCTGAGCTCTCAATGCCTCAGCTTCCACTAACTTCTTAGCCTCAGCCATTTGAAAATCTGTCTTAGTCTTAGTTATCTCTTTGATGTCATTGGCTAACTTGAGCTCAATATTCTCTTTTTGAGTAGCTGTCAACTCTGCATTATCTAACTCCACTGCAGCCTTAGCTTCAAGGAGCTTGATACTTGCATCAAACTTAGCAATCTCACCCTCAGCAGATAGTAGGTTGTTCTCTGCCTCAGCTAAGAACTGCTGATTGTTTTGCTGTTTTTGTTTCTTATCAAAGTCATCCTGTAGCTTTCTGCGTTTTTTATCATATTCTACATCAAGATTAAACAGCTCATCTTTTGTAAGTTTAAAAACTTTTTTGTTTTTTTCAAGATATGTCTGTTCAGCATCCAATGCAGCTATCTCAGCATTAACTCTCTCCTGAGTTCCTTCCTTAGTTAAGTTAATTTTCTTCTGTTCAGCCTCCTTAACAGTTTTTAATCCTTTTTCAATTCTCTTCTCATATTCAGCCTGTTGCTGTTTAGCCGCATCCTGTGCTTGTTTATTCGCTGCTATCTGTGCATCCTGTGCTTGTTTAGCCACACGTTGATCAACCTTCTGAGCTTCATTAGCATAGAACTGTCTTATCTCTACCTTAGTCTGCTCAAACTTAGTAACATCTTGATTCAAACTTCGAGCAAGTCTTATCTGCTTATCAATCTCAGCAAGAGCTGTCTGCTCATCAATCTTAAACTGTTCTTTAGCTCTTTGGTTCTCATCCTGGATGTTCTTTAACTTCCATGACCTAAGTACCTCATCTTGCTTTCTGTTGATGTCAATGATAGCCTTAGCACGTTGTCTCTCATTCTCTTCTATAGCAGTGTTGGTCTCTTTATAAGACTTATACAAGTCATCCCTCTGCTTAATCTGCTCCTCAGTTAGCTCACCTCCTGCATCCTCAATAGCTTGCAATGATGCTAACTCCTCCTCAAGAGATGCTTGTCTAAGAGTCAGTCTCTCCTCTTCAATGTCATACTCTGAGTCAAGAGTCTGAATAGCTATTCCAAGCCTGTCCTCTAACTGCTTAATCTCTTCATTGCTCATATCTCTTGTGAGATTAAACACTGATTTTCGAGCATTAAAGGTATCCTCTATAGCCACCCTCTTCTCTTCCTCTGCCTTCTTAACAGCCTCAGCATTCTCCTCCTCAGCATAGGTAGTTAATCCAAGCCAATCAGTGAGAGCCTTGAAGCCTTCAATCAGTAGGTTGATAGGAGCCATGATAGCACTCAATACAGCATCTAATACTCCTATTTTTTTAAGGAAGAAACCTATTGCCACTACTATTGCAGTGATGGCAGCTACAAGTAAGAATATAGGGTTAGCTAAAATAGTCATCCCTAACTTAACGAATGCTCCACCCATAGTGCTAAGCACTCCCATGAAGCCCTTGAAGCCCTTAGCTATCTCACCTGGATTAAGGTTGCCTATTATCTGACTGAACACTTGAGCCTTCTGCTGTGCCTCTTCAAAGTCCAAGCTCATCAATGAGTCCTTGATACCTCCTAATGAGTTACTCACCTGCTCAAACTTAGAGCCCGATGCAAAGACATTGACTGCCTCATTAGCATCCTTGATTCTATCTCTAAGCTCACCCGCTTGCATGGATAGTTGAGCCACTTGCTCAGGGTCAGTAGCTGAGGCGATAGCACCTTGCAGTCCTCTAAGCTCTGCCTTGAGTTCTGCTATGCCTGTTATCTTGAGGGGTATTTCTACTTCATTCATTTTAGTAAACTCTTATTTCTATTGTTGTATAATTCAAGGCTGCATCAACGGGGCTGTGTGTACTATCAAAACTCCATAGCACTACATCATTTGCACTATTCCATTTTAAACTTGTGCTATCAGAGTCATTATTACCACTTATGCAATATACCTTATCCTGTGAAGTGAATGCACCTGTCAATGTGCCTAAGTACTGACCAAAAGCTACCCTTGACCAAACTATATCCCCTATTGTATTCTCAAGGACAGTGGCTATAGGGTCAAATATACCACTCTGACTAATCAAAGCAATATACTTCTTATAGTTCACCACAGGAGCACCATTGATAATCCCTGTTACTGTTAAGTTGTTAGTAACTATTCCATCATTGTCAATAACTTGTCCATCTCCTATGACTAAGCCCTTAACTCCTGAGCCTACCACGTTACCCTTGCCTAAGACAATAGCATCTGCTCCAGGTAGTACTACGTTGTTGACTTGAGCACTCTTCTTAAGTATAGAGTCAACTCCTACAGCTGTGATGATATCACCTATCGGTTTACCATTGGCTGTCTGATATCTTGCTAAGTCAATCTCAGTATCTATGCTTATCAACTCAACCTTAGTGAGGCTGTTATTGTTAGCGTTATAGTCTGATACCTTGTTAATATTCCACCATGAGTTATCGATGTATATCTTATCATTGAGCTTGAGAGCTTGTATATCTACCTCATTGAGGTCAAACATAGCTATCAACATCTTGCCCACGTTTATCTGATTGACTGTCCTCCTCCAATATAAGTTATACAAGTTGTTAGCTGTCAAGCTACCTACCTCATAGAAGTAGTAATCATTCGTTCCGAAGTTAATATCAAAGGTAGGATACAATGGATCATTGAAGTGTCCAAGCATAGGATAGTCAGTCAAGCCTATCTCTCCTGTAGTGCCGAAGTCAATGATGTCATAAGGTTGGCAAGTACCTAAGCCTCCATCATATAAGATACGGATGTTAGTGTTAGGTGCTGCTCCATTGATAAAGGGAACATAAGCTCCGAATAATGTCTTAGTCACAGGAGTAGGTGAGAACAGTAGCTCTTGAGTTTCTACATCCTTGACATACTCATTGTCAAAGGTATATTCTATCTGACCATAAATTTCTCCTGTAGCCTGTGTGTATAACACATTGGCGGTATCTTCATCAGGTGCATAGGTGAGCTTAAGTTTCTTCTTAGTCACATCAGGAAGGAACATCAACTCTTGAGCTCTATCCTTAGCTAACTTCTCACTCCAATCCTTCTCTGCTCCTGAGTCATAGTACTCATCTCGATGTCTGAGTATTAGGTTATATGGGTTGTCAATATCCTGCTCAACGTATAAGTTATACATCTGAAAGATTGACTTAACAAAGTCAGACTGCTTGACCTCAACAGGCACATACTGATTCACAATCAGAGTGCTACCTGTAGTCAGTACGTTGTTACTTGGAAGTATCACCATGTTGATGGATGCTAAGTCAAGCACCACATTAACATCTACAAGAGTGAATCCTCCTCCTGCTGCTATCCAATAGTTGTCTATTGTAGGGATGCCAGGAAATGAGCCATTGTCATAGGTCTGAAATACATCAACTCCTATAGATAATACTTGTATATCCCCTGCACTGATATAAGGCCCAAGCCCATTACTTATAGAGGCAAGAGAGATTGTCTCAGCAAAGGTCAAGATAGTAGTGTTGCCTGTTGGTAATGGTGATGCTGTAGGATAGTCAACTATAACACTTGATATACCATACACTTTAATGCTACCATAGCCTTGAACAAATACCTGAGCAAAGACTCTGTACTTGTTCTTGACATCAGTACCTCCCACATGAGCAAGCTCAGCATTAGCTCCACTGTTATTGTCAAGGATGATACTACCTCCTATCTGTAGCTCATAGTTATATGTCTCAGCTGTAAAGCCATTAGTTGTGTTGAACGGTGAGCTATACTCTCCATTGACAGGGTTAAACAATGATTGTGCATCAAGCACCTCTGTCCATCCTGAGTCAATGTTCTCTTGAAATGTTGCGTTAACTCCTGTAGGCTGAACATAGCTTGTTATCCATGTGTTAGTTGCATCAACCCTATAGTCATCGTAGTTCTGATTATTAACATCACCATTGTAAGGTATCAACAGCTTATCAAAGTGGGCATCTGTTAAACCTGCCCATGTATATGTGAATCCTGCTGTTGCAAAGATTCTATCAAAGTAGGTCTGAGCATAAATGGCAGGCTTGAACTCATTAGCTTGATAGACATTAGGATTAGCTGTATCTGTACATACAGGCATCACGTACTTATAGCCATCTGCTACTGTGTTAAGAAATGAAGCCTTTATATCAGTAGCTGAGAAAGCATGATTCAAGTCACTGAAATCTAAGTCAGTCAAGTTCACATTAGTGATGGCAGAGAAGAACTCAGCTCTGCTATCCTTGATGAGTACAGTGTATGTTACCTCATCCTCATAGCTGTGATTGTTCTGCACCTTGTTAACACTTACCAACTGTAGCAAGGCATCATCTAAAATAGGTATCCCATCCTGGATGACTTGACACTTAGTCAAGGTGTTGATGTTGAACGTACCTGCTTGGATATTGACATCATAGTAATGTCCTAATAGCTCATGATTGTTCTTAGTTCCTTCAAGAGTTATACTCTTAGAGAATGTGCCCTTCCTTGCAGATAGGTCTCTTATATCTCCTATATTGAACGTGACAGGGAAGTTAGTCTTCTCTGATACATCTAAGACTCCTGTCTCAAGTACTATCTTAACCATTGATAATATCGTTGTTAGATAATCTAATCTGTACTGACTGCCTAATCAAGTTCTTATTGCGTTGCTTGAACACATCAAAGTTTGTATTAAGTACATTACAGCTCACATACTCAGTTGACTCAGGGATATGAATGATACATCCACTCTCATCATATAGGTTATCTAAGTCCTCAGTTATCCGATAGACTACGTTCTTAACATAGGTCTGAGGTGATGTTAATAACTGTTGGAAGTAGTTAGCCTCAGCCTCACTCATCCAATTAGTATTAAGGTCATAGGTCTTAGTTACTTGAGTGTTAAAGTTAGTCTGACCTTGTTCCCATGTGTTATACTTCCACTGTGATGAGGTCACATATCCAGGTACATCCTTGTTGTATGTCTCTCTCTTGATATTGCCCTTCTCATAACTCTTGAGCTGAAAAGCAAAGCTACTCCATGAGCCCATCCTATCTAAGAAGAGGATATGACTCTCAGAGATTAATGTCCTTGTATCTATGTTTATCTTATAGCTTACTGACTTAGCTGTTGGAGTGATAGCTCCATCATAGTAGGTCACAGTGTACCACTTAGTGTCCTGCTTGACAAGTGGAGCTGTGCCACTCACTAAGGTAAGTGAGCCGTAGTTGTTCGGGCCACAAGCTATGCCTTTAATATAGTCGGGCCCTGATATGCTCTTATAGAACACATCGCCATCATCATTAGTAAAGTAGACTCTCTCATTGAGTTGCACACCGTTATCCTTAAGATTGAGCCATAAGTCCTGACCAAGTGTACAGCTGAATGTGAATGGTTGATCAGTTAGCCATAGAGCTCTGTTGTTATCAAGGACATAGTCATCCTGGTCATATAATGGCATGTCTATCCAAGAGATAGCTCCATTAAAGACATACTTGTTTATGGTGCTAATCTCATTGAGGTTGATATCCTTCCTATTGTCAGCATACTTGATTGAGCCATTGATAGTTGCATCTGTTACCTCTGACCATAGTGCATTGATAGTAAATGATGTTGTGCCATTGATGGCTATCACAGTGTGCAGTCCTTCCACCCCTGGGTTAGCCACACCTAAGTCTGCCTGTGTTATGTTGAGTTGATCACCCACAACAAAGGGATGACCAACTGATGGAGTTATCTCGACATTGCCGCTGTCATCTGACAATGATGCTGTATAACTCAACGTAAATATGTACTCCTCACCTATCTTGATGTCATACTTATAGTATGAGTTAGTTGCATCATAGAAGGTAGTTATAGTAGGATTGAAGTCATAGCTCACCATATTACTCAAGAGCTTGCTCAAGTCCTGCTCCCCATAGCCTGTGCCAAATGTAGGCAGTGCCTTATAGTATCCTATCCTGTTCAATGTGCCTGACTCGAATACCTCAAAGATATATCGGAAGCCATCTAAGTTCTTATTAGTGGAGTCAGTTATAAACTTGCACTCATTGTATGCAGGAGTGAAGTCCTGTGGTTCTGCTATGATTGTCATTGCCATACCTATATTGTATTTCAGTTCGCATCCTGTTAGAAGGATAGATATGAGTCATCTGTGTAGTACTCCTCCTTGATGTAAGTGGCAGCATATCGGATGGCATCCATTGCATCATCCCACAGCTTGACAGGCTCATCAGTAATGGTATCACCTATCTTCTTCCACTTGTAATTCTCATACTCCTTCTTAAGTTGGGGATGGTCTTCACAGGATACTCCAAAGGTTTTGATGTTGTTGATACCTTGCTTGACTACCTTGTTAGCATTCTCGATATAGTATCCTGCCCTGTCTATCTCAGCAATAATCTCTGGCCTTGAGTAGTCAGCTAAGATGTTGATTTGTTTCTCTATGCCTAACTGCTCCATCCTTGTGATTAGGTCAGTAGTGGTCAAGTAGCTCTCATATATCACAGGCTCAATGTATAAGTCCTTATCCCTCCAATAGACTCTCACTAATGCAGTAGGGTGATTGTAACCAAAGTCAAGGCCATAGACATAGTCAGTAAACTTGGATGGCCTATGCTTGACAAATGTCCAATTAGAATAGATGTTACTCTTGGAGATAGCTTTCTCCCCTAATGCGTATATCTGATACTGTGCCTCATCAGTTCTCTTTAAGTCCTCAATCTGTTTCTTAATGCTCTCAGGTAGGAAGGGGTTATCCTTATATGTTGACTTGATTAGGATGCTCTCATCTGCAGGTAACTCATAGAGCCATGAGTTAGACTCTGATGGATTGTAGTCAAAGATTAGCTTGTTCTCAGTTCTCATGTTGAGCTGAGTGAAGTCATCA